CCCGTGTAGCCTCGCCTGTCGGCCCCGGTGGGCCTGCGGGCCCGGGCTCGCCTTGGGGCCCGGGCAGCCCGCGCTCACCCTGCGGGCCCGGGGGCCCGGGTGTGCGTTCCAACGCACCGAGCTTGATGGCAAGGTCGGCCAAGTCTTTGTCGAACCTTGCGTTGAACGCGTTGATCTGTGACTTGATCGGTGCCAGTGAAGAGTCGACGAACTCCTTGACGCTTCCGGCAATGGTCTGCAAGAGACGAGCATAGCGCATCGACTACTCCACTCTGTCTACCGTCTTTGATGCAAAGAGCCCCTTGAGCATGAAGCTGACCGAACGAGCCTCCTCCTCGGTGACGTCGTCGTCATCCACACCATCTTCATTGCCGCCGTCCTCATCCACCTGGTCTTCACTCGTCGAGGCGGGTGATGCGGGCGTTGCCGGAGGCGGTTTCGCGAACGGGTCATTGCTGTCACGATCAGCCAGTGCAGCGATCGAGAAGTTCTGCTGTTGCATGTAGATGGTGTCGCCGCCAGGGACCGGGGGCAGGTTGCGCTTCGCGCGTGCCTCGTTCGGCATCATGATTGGGCTGCCGGTGGCCTTCACGAGCAGATCGACCTGCGTGGCGACGTCGGTGCGGATGAGGTCATCGAGGTCAAGCTCAATGAACATCTTCTTGCCGACCTCAGCGCTGAGCTGCAACCCGTGGTCGAGGTGGGCCTCGATGGACTCAATCTGTACTTGCAGGCACTGCGAGTAGTACTGCTGATTGAGGGCGGAGATGTTGTTGTAGGATGGCGCAGGTCCGACGCCGACCATGTACCCGGGGACATGGAACACCGAGCACACCATGTCAGCGGTCCACTTGAGCTGCTCAATGAGCTGCGCGTCATCGGCGGACATCATCATCGGCTCGTACTTGAGTCCATCACCGAGGACCGCGACCTTGCCGATCTTGTCGGCGCTGAACTCCTCTTCCCAGTACGTCTTGAGCCGCTTCGCAGTCTCGTCCTTGATCTGGCCCGGTGCAGTCAGCACGCCAGAGGGACGACTCATGTTCTGGAAGAACTTCGCCGAGTTGTTCTGGATGGCCAGACCCTGCATCGAAGCCAGCCCGCACGCGAAGATCGGCGACACACCCATCAGCGGGTGGAAGAGCGTGATCATCGTGTCGTGGATGATCAGACGCGCGGGCAGGTAGTTCGTCGGGTCGAACGATTGCAGTTGAGCGAGGTCGTCCGACCCGACTTGATAGTAGACATCGCCGTTCGTGGCGACCAGTGCACGCACCCGCTGCGCGTCGAGCACGTGCATCTCGACGACGACGCCACGGTTGTCGTATACCTTGTAGACGTATGCGTTGCCGTGGATGAGCTTCGAGACCATCCACGACTCGATGAACTTCTGCCACGTCTGGTATCGGTTCGGCCGACGAAGGAGCGGCGAGAACGACGGCGACGTGACCTCCACCGGAACACTGCCGGGGGTAGAAGACGACATGAGCTTCGGCCGGAGCTTGCCAATGTCACCAGCGATGCGGGTGATGCAAGCATAGACGGCGAAGTAGGCGAGCACGAGGTCGCGGCGCACCGTGACACCCTGCTGCCATGCACCGGGGAACGATTCGCGGACGATGGGCCACCATCCACCACTGTTCCACACGGGCGAAAGCCCGCCGCTGTCTTGCTTCTCGGTCTTGGACCGAGTGATCTCCAGACCGAAGATGCGCATCAGACCTCCCGGGCGCGGAGCTCACGAGTGGAGTACTGCTGACGCCGCTGACGACGCGAGGGCTGCGGCTGCGGCTGCGACCCGATGGCGAAGATGTCGTCTAGCTCAGGCTCTTGCGTGGACTCGATTGCTGAGCCGAGCGCGATGAGGAGCTTCGCGTGCTGCGGCAGCGCATTGAACTGGTCGCCGTTGCGGTACACCACCCCGTCATAAGGGATGACCTTCCTGGCGACTAGCGTGGTCTTCGAGCTCATGTTCGTGCCCTGCTTTAGAAAAGGCCCGCCGTCGCAGGCAACGCGACGGCGGGAAAGGTTACCCCACCACAGGGCAACAAGGAGACCCCTTCACGAGATCAGGACATCGTCGAACCGTAGTTCGCGTTCGAGATGTACTGCGCAGCCGCGCTGCGACGCTTCTTCCAGTTCATGTAGCGCTCGGCGCGCAGCGCCACGAGGTTGCGCTGCCACAGACTCACGAGCACGGTCGACGCCGTCGTCGGGTTGTCCGGCGTGGTGTTCATCTGCAGCGAGGCCTCGCGGCTCGCGTCGATGGTCACCGGGCCGTCGTCCGAGTAGAAGATGTCGTCCGCGTTGACGAAGCCGACCATGCCACCCGTGGAGGTGTCCTGCACCGACTCGCTGGCGATCACCGGGAACCCTTCGAGCACGCCACCCATCGGGGTCATGTCGGGGAAGTCCTTCTGGCCGAGCGCGTTGCGCATGAGGCTGATGCGCATCGCCTGACGGTTCGACATGATGAACACGCCGGTCGTCGGGGCGATGTTGGCCGTGAAGAACTTGTCCCACAGGTCGGCGAGGTCAGCGCGCAGGTTCTCAGCCGTCGTGCCGCTGGCGGGCACCGGGGTCGCACCGTTGAAGATGCTGGCCGGCGACGTGTTGCTCACCTCGGCGACGTCCGGGTCCGTGAACTGGATGTCGCTGAAGTTCGCCATGCCGCGGAGCATGTCGTTGCGCACCACAGCCTCGACCGAAGGGTTGCTCATGCGCATGAGCTCGTCGGTGACGACGATGATACCCGAAGCCTTCGCCCAGCGGAGCAGGACCTCACCGATCGCCAGCTCGCCAACCGGCTTCGCCGAGCCTTCGCCGACCCACCCGTAGGTTCCGCCGCTCGTCTGCGTCGCCATGCGCACATTGAACGGCACGCGACGCAGAGACGGGATGTTGCCCGTGCCGAAGCGACCGAGGATGGTCATCGGACGGAGCAGCTCGACGAACTCGCTCGCGAGCGTGTTGTAGTCGACGAGCTTGCTGGCCCAGTCGGCATCGGTCGTGGTGCCCGCGTCGACGGCAGCCTTCAGCACCCGCTCGACTTCCGGGGTGTCGTCCCATCGCTTCGCCTGCGTCTGCGCGTTGGCGAACATCATCGCCTCGGCGACGTTGCCCTTGCTGCGCACCAGAGCCATGACGTAGCGGGTGAACGCAGTGCCCTTCGGCACGTTGCGACTGACCTGCACGATGGCACGCTCGCGGATCTGCACACCACCCTGCGCCGTCTCGCTCGCAGCCGGGGTCACCGGCGTGGCCGAGCGCAACAGCACCGCCTCGGTGTCGCGCAGGACCTTGAGGTGGTCGTCGATCGACTTGATCTCGGCAGCCGCGTCTTCGTGCGTCTGCTTCTCGGTCTCGTCGAAAGTACGACCCTCGTCGACGGTCTTCTGCACCAGTGCCACCATCGTGTCCTGGAGTTCCTTGCGGCGCTTCTCGAACGCCGCGATCTGTTCTGCGATCGTCTTCATGTCATTGCCTTTCAGCAGAGTTGATTGCGGAGGTTTGCTCGAAGCGCCGAGCGAGGTCAATCGCACGACACGGTGCTGCCCCTTGTGGGCTGACGCGCCCTGGGACTTCAACGAGCCGTTGACGATATGCTTGACCGAGGCGATGGTGGCCTCGGCATTGGCGGGCACCGAAACGAGTGAGAGTTCAAGCCACTCCCACTTGAGGAAGTTGATGCCGCCAGTTTCACGGTTGAACGAGGTCTCGATGGCACGGAAGCCGATCGACACCGCGCGAATGATGCCCGTCTGCACGAGCTTGCGGGCTTTGTCGATCTCGGGCAGGACGCCACCCTTGGGCAGCACCATCTTGAACCAGATGCCCTTCTTGCTCGGCTTCGCATCAACGACCTTCGCGACCGGTGTGTTGTGGTCGTGGAACAGCAGGCCAGTCAACGGAAGCGAGAACTGCGCACCCATCGGGTCAACGACGTCCTGCATGCGGTCGGGGGTCGGCGTCGTGGCCCACCCCTCGATGGTCATCTCCTCGTCGTCATTCCACTCCTTTGCGGTGGTCGAAACGGCGCCGAACTCGATGAGGCTGTATGCTCGTTGGACTGACATCAGCAGCTCCTCACACGAAGAACATCTGGTACTCCTTGGGCCCGGTCTCTCCAGGTTGGATAGGCCTGACACCAACGGCCATCGCCAAGGACACCATCCCGTCGATCCGGCCGGCGCGCCTGTTCTTCACAAGCTTGCGGTTACCGGCTGGATCACTGACAGTGACGGCATTCGTGGCGCACATCCTGAGGACAGGTTGTCCTCCGTGGCGCATTCTACCATCTAGAAGGAGAGATTCGAGCTCTCTTAGGGCTGGAGACATGCTTATGTAACCCTGACCAAATTCGACGAACTTCCCGAGCTCGTCTTCAGTGAACCCAGCCTTCTCGAGCCAAGGCTTGAGGAACCTCATGTTGTACCTGTCGAAGGCAATTGCTTTGACGTCGTACTTGTCAAAGACCTGCCTGAGCTCCCTGGCGATGTACTCGTATTGAATCGTGCGCCCCGGAACGAGGCTCAGATGGCCTTGTTTGGCCCAGACGTCGTATGGGACCCGGTCGTCCTTCGACCTGTCTGAGATCCCCTCTTCTGGCAGCCAGAAGGTGCAGCTGACTGAGTAGGTCTCGTTGACGAGCACCAAAGCTGTCAAATCAGCAACAGAGGAGAGGTCGAGTCCTCCGTACACCACATCGCCTTCTGCCAGCTCGGAACGGCCGGCGTTGAGCTCCCAGACATCGCGGCTGACGAAGGGGTTGACCTTCTCGACTCGTTGGTTGAGGTTCAGGTTTCTGAACGTGGACTCAAAGCTCGGCATGCGCTTGGCGCGAAGGGCCAGGGCCTCCATATCGTCGGCCGACCTGAACTCACCAAAGGCAGGGTTGGCCTTCTTCCACTGAGCCTTGTCCATGAGATCGCAGTCCTTGTCCGCCGCGTAGAGGTGGCAGACCGCCTGCTTGTCCTTGCCGTCGAGCGCATCGTCGATCCAGATGCTCAGCAAGTCGTCATTGTTAGCCGCCTGCGTCGAGATGACGAAGAGCAGAGGCTTGTCGTGGGCGCCCTGGGACGTGACAATGGCGTCGACGAAGTCGCTCTGAGGCCCCCGCACCTGGCCCACCTCGTCGAGCACTGCCACGATGGGCGACAACCCATGGGCTGTCTGGGCCTCTGCTGAGATGGCTCGGAACTCGACGTTCTTCCTGAGGCCGATGACAGACTTGCTCGATGGAATGGTTCGCGTGACAGCCTGTAAACGCGGTTCGAGCATGATCATCTTGGACATCGCCTTGAAAACCAGGCCGGCCTGCTCCCGGCTCATGGCCCCTGTGATGATCTGCGAGTTCTGAACAGCTACCGGCCCCGCCACGTGGGCCATGCAAAGAGCTGCGATCAAGACAGTCTTGCCATTCTTCCGCGCGATGCTCAGGATCGCAAGCTTGGTCGACTTCGGGTTGTCGTAGACGTCGAGGATGAACCGTTTTTGGAACTCGTCAAGCTTCAGCTTCCCCCCGACATGCTTGCCTTCGGGGACCCGGCAGAACTCCTCGATGAAGAAGATGACCTTCTCGCCTGTGGTCATCTCCTCCAATGATGGTGGAGGAGCCTTCTTCTGAGGCCCTCGAGCAGGCTTCCTGGTCGTAGTCACGCGAGCAGATCGTCAGCTGACAGCGTCTTCGACTTCCTTCCACTGCCAGGGAGCGCGTCAGGCCCCGCAAGACCCTGCTCGAAGAGCTTCTTGCGGCGAAGGATGCGGTCGCGCCCAGACGGAGTCGACAGGCCCAACATGCGGAACAGAGCCAGCTCTCGACGCGTGGCTTCCTCGATCAGACGAAGGTAGACGTTCGGCTTCGGGGTCAGCTGCGCAGAGCCAGACATGATCACAGCTGGCTCATGATTCATCCGCTCTGTCCATTCGGCGATGTCGGCCTGAGTACGTGCCAACTGTGCGCAGGCTACCAGCTCAGTATCAGTCCAATCATCGCGAGCCCTGTTCATCACGATGCTGTTCCAGTAGGGTCTGTCTTGAGCCCTCAACTTGACGTGTGAAGGAAGATCAGGTAAACCCTTGGCAACATCGAGGATGTCCTTGACTGCACTGTCGATGCTGTCTGATCTTTTCGCTCGGGCCATTTTCACAAATCTCCGATTGAGTTGCTTCGACTG